TATTACCAGATGTAAGAGAAGCAGTACCAGATGTAGAGGCATCACTTCTATCTACTCTTACGGATGCAGTACCACCTGAATTTTGTACGTGTAAAACTTTTCCACCTACTGCTCCTGCTGATGGACTTGTAGCACCTATGCCTACGTTCTCAGAACTATCAATAGTTATAGCAGTTGCATCTGCATTATCGTCTATGCCGTTTGAAGTAAAGGTAGTAAATGTACCAGCAGCCGGTGTGTTTCCCCCTATAACAGAACTGTCAATCACAGCCCCATCTAGGTTCATTGCTACGGATGTACCAGTAGCACTAAAGATAGCATCTACGCTATCAAGGTTATTATTGATTTTCGTTCCCCAGGTATCTGTACTAGCTCCTACCTCTGGTTTTACTAGACTTAAATTGGTTGTATTTGTATCTGCCATGTTTTTCCTCTCTAAGCTGCCTTATCGTTGTCTAAATTTGTCCAAGTCGTGGACGGATTTGTTTGATCTGTCCAAGTCGCTGTGGCTGTCTGTTCCGTATAAGTTGCAGCTTGTACTTCTTCTTCCGTCCATTTTAATCCACCAATAGCAGAAAGACTAGATGTTTGTGCAAGGGTGGCTGAACCCCTGTCAATCTGCCTTGCAACTGCGCTAACAGATGCCGATGCAGCTATTGTTGCTTCTGCTATAAATGTAAATCTTCCCGTAGCAGTCATGTTTGAGACTGCTGGGCCTATGACTACCCCACGATCTATTTGCGTACCTGTAGCCGTCATACTAGACGTAGCTGCTATAGTAGAAGCACCTAAGTCTATCTGCCTACCTATTGCGCTAAGACTGCTTGACGCTGCGATGGTAGCTTCGCCACCATGTATTAATGAACTTTCTGCTGTTACTGCTGATGTTGCAGCTATGGTTGACGCACCAGTTATAACAAAACGACCTGTAGCAGTTACAGCAGATGTACCAGCTAAAGTAGCTGCGCCTATAATAATAAGTCCACCAGTAGCTGTTACAGCCGAAGTGCCTTGTAATGTGGCTTCTCCGAAATGGTAAACAGGAGTTCCCCAACGTCCTTTACCATATATTCCGAACCCGTAGCCTACTGTGGCCATAAGTTTACGCTAGTGTTATATCAATATCCCCTGCGTCAAACCTAAATACATCTCCACTACTCACAGTTTTACTAGCTGTAAGGTTTGCATAAGCAAGCAAGTTACCGCTTGATGAAGCGTCAAATATTCCTACTGCGACTACAGTTCCATAGTCTGCTGTAGCTGTTGGATATTCAACTGCTGCTGCGTTAGTTGCTGTGGTTGGGTTTGTGCCAGAAACATTGAATGTAGCTGTCTGACGTGCATAAGAGCCACCGCTTACCTCAGTTCCCCCACCTGTGTCTGATGGTGCAACTGTAAACAGTGCTACGTGCAAAGATGATGGTGCTGTAAAAGCGTTGCCACCAAAAACATGCTCTAATACTTTGTCCTCTAAATAATCGCTAAATCCTGACATAGTTTCTCCTAATTATTGAAATGATATACGTTTTTTCTCGCTTTACCATAAGTTCTTCGTCTTTGTATCAGTGAACCTTTACCGAACTCTGCTTTCTCTTGTTCTAGTCTCATTTCTTCTAGGGCTTTTTCAAATTGTGCAGTAAATAAAGGTACTCTCTCATCTTCCATAAGAAAGATAGAAGCGTGTTTTAGTGCTCCATATAAGTAAACATCTGGATGTCCTGTAGAGACAAAGTTAGTTGTTTGTGAGTCGCTAAGTGCATCTACGCTTCCATAGTAAGTAAGTTGTAGCGTATAACTTGTATCTGGTGTTGGTGCTAACTCTAAGCTTTTATCAACAACTGCAAAATATATTGGTGATCCTGTTACATTGTCATTAGCTTGTCTGTAAACGTCTAAAGATTCTATAGACTGTTGGAACAAGGGTCTAAAATTATTTGATGTTATTTCCACGTTGATAGCTTCTAACCAGTCTGTTGGCAGAGCTAGATACTGTGAGTCAGCAGTTGCGGTTGCTCTTTTAACCATATCTTTGGTTCTGAGCCTTCTATTCAGTTCCGCTTCTGTATTGTCTATAAAAATATCTAAAAAAGATGTCAAATCTGATCTGTTTAGATAGTTTGCTATGTTTGTTTTAAGTTCTGAGTAAGTCATACTTTACCTTTCCAAGTTCTAAATGCTTGGTTATCAGGATCGTTCAGCCATTTTTTGAGGGCCTGTTTATCATTTATAGAACCATCCCTTACCATGCGTTGATATATTACCATAGGTATCTCGGCAACATGACGAAACTCTTTACCTGGTTGTTGCTCACTTAGGTTCTTACAGTGCTCTACAACAGGCTGTACGTTTTGTTTTTTGTGATAGACGATTTTATCGTCCTCAGTAGCAAAAACTTCTTCACCACCGATACTTGTGTCTATTATTGTTTTTCTAGTCATCTGTAGTATGTGGGGAGCTTATGCCCCCCACAAAACTATTTACTAACCAGCGTCAGTAGATGAAACTTTAACATCAGCGACAATACCATGTGCTGCTTCGTTCCTCATCTCAAGGCCGTATTCGACCACGATCATTTTGGTTTCAGCATCACCGATTGTGCTTATATCAATAGTTTCAAAGTCTCTGAGATATGCAACTGCTGCAAACTCAGGGTCTAACAAGTGAACCGCCTGCTCTCTACTTCTGTTTGAAGGAACTACTCTGAGTTCTCCAAAATCACCAGAATATATAGAAACAGAAGCTTCAATAGTATTAGCATCTACGAACTGTCTAGCTTGCGCTCTACCTGTGAAGCCAGATATAACTGATTTGTTATATGGGCCTACCATCAAAATAGAAGGCTCTGCACCACTAGCGAAACATTGTTGTTGAACGTCTTTGATCATATCTTCGGTCAAATCCCTTCTTGTTCCGTTTGTTCTAGCAGCAGAAGCAGAACCATTTGCACCATCAGAAGCTTTGTTTACGTTGGTTTGATACCAAGTTTCCAAAGACCTTGTTTGACGGGCAGCAGAAGCCGTACCTGTTACTTTAGCGATATTTTGAGTTAAAGCCTCTTCCATATCTCTTTTCACAGCTTTAGCCATGATAGCAAGCTGGTGAGCCATTTCTGACCTCTTACCAGCAGCATCACTAGCTTCTTGCGATCCTGTTACTGTTGCATCTCTTGATGAGATCATACATACGTTAGATTCCCTTGTCGTAGCAGTAGAAGCTGATCTACTTAACTCAAAACCTTCAAGCTGTCCAGTTGAAGATGGAGTTGGTAGCGTTTCTGTTTGCCAGTCAAAGACTACATTGCTTACATTTGTCCTTCCAATGCTTGATAGAAAAGGTGTTTGTGATGGTGATATGTTGTAAATAATATCACTAAGTTGCTCTCTGTCAGCAGTGGCGGTGTAAGTATCAAAAGCATTAGTTACTTTTGCCATAATTTACTCCTAAATTACTTTAATAATTGTTTAAATACTTCGGCTGCATCTGATGTTTTACCAGTTTTAGCCAACCTTTCTCGTGCTTTTCTGACAGGTGTTACTGATTTCGGACGATTAGTAGTTCCAGGTCTTGCAACCCTAGCTTTCGCTTTTTGCGTTGGTTTTTTCTTCACAGCTTCAACTGTTTTACTGTTAAGCCATGCGTTTCTCAAACCAAGTAAAGCTCGGTAGTCATATACTGTGTCCATCTCTTGAGGTGAATAACCTAAGACGTTAATGCCATATTCACGAATAGCTGACTTTTCCTGCTGCGCTGTTTCAGGATTTTGCCATTCAGGTATGAGTTCTAAGAGTTTTTGTTGTCCTTCTTGCACCATTTGTGCGTATTGCTCTTGCTGTTTAGCAAATGCTTCTTGTTGAAGTCTTTGCTGTTCGGCTTGAGCAGCAGACAATCTCTCTTTTCTTTCATCCCAAATTTGCTTTTCACGAACATAACCTACGGGATCATCTTCATATAACTGTGTCCAATCTGGTTCGTTAGCCATCTCGCCCTGTATTTGGGCTTCCATCTTTGGTAACAACTGTGCATAAATAGCATCTCTCTCCGCAATCTCCTTTTCTTTTGTCTCAAGTGTTTTTCTTTGTTGAGACAAGTCTTGGGTTTTACGGGTGTAATCTTGCTGACGTGAATATCCGTTTTGGAGTTCCTCAAGCGTGACCTCTACTTCCTCTCCATCAACTCTGATGGTATATAAAGTGGGTTGCTCTTGTTCTTCTTCAATCTCTAATTGTTCATCGTCCTCGATTTCTTCGTCATATTCAATCTCTTCTTCGGATTCAGCAGCTTCTTCTATTTCTTCTGCTTCTTCTTCGTAAGTATCATCTTCAATGACATCTACCTCTTCATTTGCTGTTTCTTCGACTTTATCCTCTTGCGGAGTCAAAAAACTCTCAAGTGATTGGGTAGCACTTTCTAAGTCTGTTTGTAATGCAGTCGGCTTTGCGGTGTTGCTCATAAACTCTCCTTATAAAATATAAGGACATTTTATACGAATTTAAAAGACAAAGTAAACAGTTAGCCGATAGTTCTAACTTTATTTATGTTTGCTTTGGTGAGCTTACCTTTCTCTGCAATGATACGCAGATGTTTTTCTATTTCTGGTAACAATAAGATTGATTTATGCAAGTTTTCTCTTGCATCTACCTCATCTGGTTTTTTTGATGTTATCCAAGCTTGTAAGTATTCTTTTTTTAGATTTTCTAAAGATAGTTTGAATACATCTGATTCTAGTATTCTTTCTGCCTCTGATGCTTGTCTTACTTCTTTTTCAGTAACCATTACAAAGTACCAAGCAATCTACGAGTTCCGCCAGTTCTGATTGGTGAAATAATATTTTCTATATTCAGTATTGGGTCTTGTGGAACTGTAAAGTTTGTCATAACAGGCATAGTTGGAATTACTGGTTCTCTTTCTAATATCGGTTGTACCGGTACTGTTGGAAAACCAAGATTTACAGGTATGTCTGGTATAACAGGTAACTCCCTTGCCACAGGCTCTATGACGGGCAGACTGACTGGTATTTCAGGCTGTGTTGTTGGAATACTAACTGGTATTTCAGGCTCAATAACCGGCATCATAGGTTGAACCATAGGCATTACTGGCATCATTGGTTCTGGTAGGGTTGCTGGCATGCTGGTCACAGACGTTTCATCAAAAAGAGTACCGGCTGGCATGGGTGTTCCCGTACCCATAGGCAAGCCTAAGTCTGCACCAGTCATACCAACGTTGCTATCGCTTACGCTAGGGAAAAAAGTTGTTTCTTGTTGTGTAGTTTCAGGTGGTGTGATTGATCTTGGAACAAAAGGTGTAGCTCCTTCTGCTAAAAAGCCCATTGGCTGATCGGGAGAAAAACTCATACCAGGAGCTACGACTTGTTCAAACGGAATACCGCCAGCTATTTGTTGTGCGTAGGCCTGACCACTTAATAAGCCACCACCAGTGCCTTGTCCACCTGCTAAATTAGTACCACCAAAAAGTGCTCCGCTTTGATAGAAAGTATTTTCAGCTTCGTTTCTTGATCTTGCGTCTCTATAAACATAAGGTTTGTGTTCGTCTGGAACACGACTCCATCCTTCTGTAGTTTGCCCCTTTTCCCCAGTTACAGGATTAAACCAAAAGATATTCATTAAATATCCAGAGTTGGGATTGCCCTCCTGTCTATATGCGTTTGCTCCTCCAGCAATTCTTTCTCCTAAAGGACTAAATGCAAACGGATCGTAAGTTTCTTTTGCCATAGTTTTATTCTAGCATTATGTTACTTTTGATGGCAAAGATAAATCATCAGCAGTTTCTAAAAGGCTGGCATTGTAGATAGCCCTTCTGCCTACTTGTTTGGCATATTTAGAATCTAATAAGTTTTCTGCTGCACCTTTCCAGTTTTGTTCTTGTAGATCACGTAACATATTCTGAAAGTTAGATATGCCCGGTACTCCCATGTTAAATGCCAAGTCCATCATAACTAATTTAGGTCTAGGGGGTAAATCTTTGAACCATTCCCATCTAGCTTGTAGTTCTTCTTGTACTATCTTTATGTCGTTAGCAAGAAGTATCATGGCTTCATCCTCTGAGATACCTCTGTCGTCAAGGTTTCTGCCTACCCCTATGGTAGTTTTACCACTTGTGCATAAGTAGGGTTTTAACCTTAGACCTTCAAACTCAATTAGATGTTCTGTGAGTTCTTTAATCATTTTTATCGTTTGACTGTGACGCACCAAAATAAAAACTAATAATTGCTGATGCCAGACCGCCTAAATACCCAAGCACAAGAGAAACTATAGTGTCTGAGTTTTGATCTGGTGGCATTAGTGTGACTGTGAATATGTAACCAAGAAACCCAACTATTATAAGAATACCAACTATTCTGCTTGTCCAGTCTTTTGAAAAAGCCTTTCTAGCATCTTGTATATCCTCTGTCTCCAGCTTGAATACATCTACCTCTAACTCTTTCATCTTTACTTCAAAGTCGGCTTCTGCCTTTTTGAGTTCAAGCATTTGTTCGGGTGTAGCATTGTCCATAGCTTGCTGTATTGACTTTGGATCATTCTTACAACCCAATACATCTGCAATCATGTTGGCTGCCATACCACCCATAGGGCCACCGATTGCTTGTCCAAGCGTAGGGGCAACTGTACCCACCAAGTTTTTAAGTAAAGCTTTCATCTATCTTCCTACTTTCTTTTGTGCCCTTTTATGTGACTCACCGAAAGTAGCTCCACGTTTCATAGAGTTAACCATGCTTTGTATGTGTTTACCTGTGTGGTGCACAGAATGACGTTTCATTGCCGTTTGTTGTCTTTTAGTAAGACTTGAAACGTCAACACCTTTTACTTTTATTGGTTTAGGTTTCTTCATTTCTTTTTCTTCTTTCTGAGTTTCGCAAAATCAGCACCAGTTATTTTGTTTCTAGGCTTTGCTACTCTGGCTAATTTTTTTTGTTTTGGTGAGTATTTTCTAAATGGCATGTTTTCTCCTTCTTTTTTTGCTCCAACAAGAATTTCCAAAAGTAGGCGGTTTGTTTTCTTTTATCTTCCGCACTTACTTTTTTTACCACTAATATCTTCGCATCCTAGTGACTTTGACCTTTTTCTTTTTCATCTTAGGTTTCATTGGCTTTTTACTTTTATATCCAGGCATTTCTTCTCCTTATATTGTTTTATGTAAAAGTTATAACAATTCTAACCCATATTTGTACGATAAAGCACTATTCTTTGAAGCCTTTTTATCCGGAAGTTTGCATGATGGTTATTGTTGTTGAAGAGCCACCATTGATTTTTACTACGTTAGAGACACCATCTTGTACCAGTATAACTGTATAGCTGCCAGAGCCATCAAGGTTTAGTTTGGCACTTTGGCTGACTGTTCTAGTAAGACTAATATTTTGACCAGATACTATTGTTGTTATCTGTGTATCTTTATCTTGACCAATCTCTGTACCAGTTATTCTGATTCCTACACCACCTTGTTTCAGTGCGTCCTCTTCTTTCTCTATGGCTAG